GTGAACATCCTGCCTGTCACAGGAGCCAAGGATGTACGCGCTGAACCGTTTGCCTCACAGGTGGCTGGCGGGAACGTGTACATGGTCACTGCCGACTGGAACCGTACACTACTGGATGAACTGCGAGTTTTTCCACTTGGCAAGAACGACGACATCGTCGACGCGCTCGCCGATGCCTACGACGAGCTCGTTGGTCGTGGCGGTGGCTGGGGTGCAGTTTAGGACATGATAGGAACACAATAAGACCATGGGACTCTTTGACCGCCTGAGAGGCAAAGCCACTGCCGCACCATCCGCACTCCTTCCGCCTCCGCTGATTCAGCGACAGACGTCCTATTTCACTGGCACAGGAAACGGCGACTTCTGGTCCCTCCTGACACGTAACCTTCCAGGCTCAAGTTTCAACTGGCGCAACCAGGCCGGCGACCTAATGCTGAACAGCATCGTGGCGATTGGAATGGACTGGTACATTCGCAACTGGAGCCAAGGTGTGCCAGCAGTCCGCAGACCGATGCCTGATGGACAGGTGGAGACAGTCGCAGATCATCCGATTCTCACACTCCTGTCACAACCGACGCCGAATACCCCGCCATCGCTCGTCTGGTCGTGGATTCTGCCCGACTACCAGCTGTTAGGAAACGCTTACTTCCGCAAGGTCCGTGTCGCTGGTCGTGTTGTTGGGCTTCAGTATTTGGCAGCTGACATGGTTAGGCCTGTCGGCAACAAGGTCAATCCGTTGTTGTATTACCAGTACACAGTCGACGGCACGAGTTACAATGTGCAACTCGAGGACATCATCCATATTCGCTACGGTCGAGATCCGCAGGATTCTCGTTTCGGTCGTTCACCGATTACATCGGTCCTTCGTGAGATAGCAACCGACAACGTGGCTGCGTCAGCTGCATTTGGCATGGTGCGAAACGGTGGCATGCCTTCGATTATGGTCGGACCCGATTACAAAGGCGGAGTCGAAGACCTGTCCGAAGATGACGCACGCCAGACAAAGCGGAAACTCCAGCAGGACTTCACGGGCGACAACGCTGGTTCTGTCCTGGTTATGACGGGACCATTCAAGGTCGAGCAGGTCAGCCACAAACCGAGCGAGATGGCATTCGATGAGATTCGGCGGAAGCCAGAAGAGCGTGTGTGCGCTGCACTCGGTTTGAATCCTCTCGTCCTCCAGCTCGGTTCCGGTCTCGAGCGTGCTACCTATTCCAACCTCGGACAGGCTACGCGTTCGGCATGGACTGACGGCATGATCCCGCTGATGCGTCAGATGGCTGAAGCATTAACCATCGCACTCCTGCCTGACTACGAAGAGACACAACCAGGCGATTATCTAGAGTTCGATGTGTCGAACGTGCCATCACTCCAGGCTGATCTGAATGAGGATGCTGAGCGTGCTGAGCGCCTGTACAAGGCTGGTATCGTGGACCTCGCAACCGCCAAGCGTGTCGCTGGTGTCACACCATCCGACGATGATCAGGGCTATTATCATCCGACTGCTGTACCTGTTCAGGTCGGCGGGCAGGAACTTCTGGTCCCTGATGCTCCAAAGCAACGCACAGCTGATGAAACCGCGAAACTTGTCGGCGCGGCTGGTGCTTTGATTCGTGCTGGATTCGCTCCAGAAGCGGCACTGTCATCTGTTGGTCTTGACCCGATTCAGCACCTCGGTCTGCTACCTGTCACGGTTCGAGAAGAGACCAAAGCATTCGACGATGAGTCTGAACCCGGCCTGAAGTTCTTCCCAAACAAAGAGATGAAGGAGGAAGCACGACGCGCCATAGAGTGGCGTGATGCTGGTCATGATGGCGGAACATCTGTCGCATGGGCGAGAGCAAACCAGATTCTGAACGGCGAGAAACTGAGCGAGTCGACTGTCCTTCGGATGTACTCCTTTTTCAGACGGCACGAAGTAGACAAAGAAGCGCAAGGATTCCGACCAGGTGAGGATGGTTACCCGTCTGCTGGTCGTGTCGCATGGGCTGCATGGGGTGGCGATGCTGGATATCGCTGGGCTACAGCTGCACGCAAAGAGATCTTGAAGCGCATGGCGCCGAAGGAAAACGGGAAGTCGTATCATCCGTTCTACGGTTATGAGCTGACAGACGCCGATGCCTGACATCTATCAAGTCAATGAGCGGTACCGGAACAGGCTTCGTGCTCGTGAGGATTCCGCTCTCGCTGAGATGCGACGGTCGTACAGCGTCCTGCAAGCGGACAACCTGCAACGCCTCGAGGACCTAACACAGGCCATAGAGGAAGCACAGGCAGCGGGCGAGGATGTTACGGCGCTCAATGATTATCAGGTGCGACTACAGGCATTGAACGAGCAAATGGCGAGACAGGTGTCGGAGTTCGCACCACGAGCGACCGACATCGCCAGCAACGGACAAAGGAATGCGATTCAACTTTCGCTGGACATGCAGGAATCTCTCGTGCGTGCTGTGGCTGGCATTCCCGATTCCGTCGATATGGTCATCGATCTGAACTGGAACAGGTTACCAGTCGAGGCCATTACGAACGTGGTCGGCTTTGCAGCTGATGGTTCACCACTCGCATCGTTGTACGAAGCCATCGGACCATTTGCACGGGACCATGTAACCATCGGCGTCGCACAGGGCATGAACCCGCTACAGGTCGCTCGGCGCATGGCGCGAACATACGAGACGCTGGCACCATCACGAGCTGCAACTATCGCACGGACAGAAATGATTCGAGCCAACCGCGAAGCACAGCGACAGACATTCGAGGCTAACCTGTCGATTGTCCGTGGCTGGTCTCGCGTGTCTGCTGGTGACGTCAACGTGTGTCCGGTCTGCTGGGCGTTGCACGGCGAACCGAATCCTGTTGCGAATGTGGTCCCTTCGCATCCAAACTGTAGGTGTACGGTTGTCCCCATTACGCCGACTTACGCCGAACTTGCTGGGCTTGATCCAGATGCGTTCGACGAGGTGCCGGAACTGCCGACACGCGATGAGCAGTTTGCGATGCTGACAGAAGCACAGCGTCGACAGGTGCTCGGACCAGCGCGGTATAGAATGTGGGAAACAGGGACGTCATTGTCGGACTTCGGGAAGGTTGTTCCAAACGACCTGTGGGGTCCACAGGCTGTGGTCGTTCCACTGAGGGATTTATGATGCAGACACTGGTGAACTTCGGGAGTGCAATCAAAGCAGACGATTCCGGTCGTGTGCGTGGTTACTTGGTACGCTTCGGCGGTGCCGATCTCGAGGGCGATTACTTTACGAAGGAGACCGACTTCGGTCGCCAGTTCAAGTCTGGCGAACGTGTACCGATGAATCTGTACTACCATCACGGTCAAGATCGAGTCATCGGGAAGTCGCGCATCGGTTCCGGTTACATCACCATGGATGACAAAGGCCTCTGGTACGAGGCACAGGTCGAGATGGCCGACGACTATCAGAAGATGATCGCCGAGCTTGCAAAGTCTGGCAAACTTGGATATTCGTCTGGAGCCACAGGTCACATGGTCGAGCGGAAGAAGTCTGCTGATGGACGCTATGAAATTACACGCTGGCCAATCGGTGAAGCGTCACTGACGCCGACACCAGCCGAACCGCAGAACATGGTGAAGTCACTCAAAGACATGTACGGCGAGATGGATGGAGAAGGCATGGAAGAAGAAGAGATGATTATCCCTGTCGCGCCAGGAGAAGACGTGTCGACATTCGTCGAATCGGTCTACGGCGATCTCGACAAGGAAATGGTACACGAAGGACTTGAAGCACTCTACGAGCGTTTATGTGCAGGTGTTACAGCTGCTTATGACAGTGGACTCGGCAGCGGACATGTCGATGCCATCATCGACGCATTCGCCAACCGTGCAAAGGAACTGAACAGCAAAGTGAAGGACCCAGTCGCTGAAGCGCAAAGCCTGAAGGCGATGCTCGAGCGTCCTACGTCTATCAGGGAAGTGGAGCGACGTCTGCGGGATGCAGTTCGTCTCTCACGTAGCGAGTCGACAAGATTCGCCAAAGCCATCTGGGCTGAGCTTGGAGAGCAAGCGGTCGAGACGGAACAAACCATCGTCGAATACTCGAGCGACATCGAGGACGCAAAGTCTGCACTCCTCCGTGAGCTCATGATCTTGGAGTTATCTCAATGACAATCGAACAACTCGAAGCACAGCGACAATCTACTATCGCTGCGGCTAAGGAAGTCCTCCTCAACGGCGGAGAAATGGCTGAAGCCAACCGCTTGCACGCAAATGCAAAGTCCATCTCTGAGCGCATCGAAATGCTCAAGGAGTTCGGCAACGTTCCTGCTCCTGTCGCTCCTGAAGCGCCAAAGTCCGAACCATGGAAGTCCGGCGGTGTAACCCGTAACCCATTCCCTGGAACTCGTGACGAAGCCAACTACAAGGCCTATGCCTTTGGACAGTGGATTCGTGGCACGGTCCTCGGCAATGCTAAGGCAGCGAAGTGGTGTGCAGAGAATGGCATCAAGTCGCAGACCGAAGGCACCGACAGTGCTGGCGGTTACACGGTACCTGAGATCGTCTCGTCCAGCCTGATCTGGCTCCGAAACGAGTACGGTGTTGCACGTCGCTACAGCCGCATCTACCCGATGACCAGCGACACGCTGAACGTGCCAAACGCATCCACTTCGACCACGGTCTACTATCCGAACGAAGCATCTGCAATCACTGCAAGTGACATCACTTTCAGCCAGGTACAGCTCCTTGCCAAGAAACTCGCGATCCTGACCATCGTCTCGAAGGAACTTAACGAGGATACCGTCATCGACTTCGGTGCAGCTCTTGCACAGGACTTCGCCTACGGCTTGGCACAGGCTGAAGATCTCGCAGCATTCCAGGGCGACGGTACATCCACTTATGGTTCCATCACTGGAATCATGCCACGCATCAAGGCTCTGTCCGGAACCTACTCGAGCATCGCCTCGATGGTTGTCGGACCTGCTGGCACCGCTGCTGCATTGTCGTCATTTACGTTGGCAAACTGGCAGTCAATGGTCGCAAAGCTTCCACAGTATGCAACCGCTCCACGCTGGTACATGCACAAATCCGTGTTCTACAACGGCTGTGCCGACAAGCTCATTGCACTCGGTGGAAACAGCATCATGGACATACAGAACGCATACGGACCAGAACCAACACTGTTCGGTATTCCGATCTCGTTCGTTCAGAACATGCCATCCGCTACAGCTGCAAACCGTGACCTTG